TATTTTGGTTTGTCAGGGAACATAAAGTCAATGATTAATGCGAATTGGAAAGCAGGAATATTTCCATCACATAAATTCTTAAACAAGGCATCTTTAAAGTCTATATCAATTGTATGCCAAGTAGAATAACAATGTTGAAGCATAATTTGCACTTTAGAATCCCTAAGTTCCGAAGGTCCCCAAAATGTGAAGGTTCTTGCAAATGCAGCAGAATCTTGAATAGTGGATAACCCAATTAATCTTTCTTCTGGATATCCATAAGTTTCTATGATTTTTTTAAGCAGCTTAAGTTGACGCTTATTATGGATCATTTAGGTATCACTATGCCCGAAGTTAGTGAAGAAAGGATAATTGAATATGTCGAAAACGAAAGCGCCGAATGATGCTTCCGAAAATGTTGAGGAAATCAAGGAAGAATTGGAAGAACAACTTGAGGAAATCGAAGAACAACTAGAGGAAGCGGAAACGCCGGAAGAATTGTCCGAAATTGAGAAGCAAATTGAAGGGATCAAATCATGGGTAACGGAAACGCTCATAGGGCCGATAACGGCGCTGACAGTGCAAATGTCGCGAGCGAACGAATTGAAGGCGCAGGCGATGGAACGCGGGATGAAGGGCGCAACCCCGGCGCAAGGGCCGCAGGATCAATCGCAGGAGCCGCCGGAGCCGGAACAGACACGGGACCCGGAAAGTCTAGTGGAGCAGGCGGAGGAAGCGGCGGAAGAAATTCAGGAGACAGCGCAAAAAATGGGGCGAAAAATAGTGCCGCTGTAAAACCTGCCGAATTGGTAGGTGATAGCGCTACTTATCAGACTGATGAAAACGGTAATATCATTTATAAGGCGGATGGCACGCCAGCGAAAAAGCGTGGACGCAAGCCGGGACAAAAAAATGGTGAAACTGTTGAGGCAGTAAAGGCCAAACCGAAAAACAAGGCTGATAACAAGCTAGCAACATCGGTTGATATGTTGGCCGCTCAATTTCAATTGCTGAATACTGGCATCGCGTTTCTTACGAAATTTGATGATTTCGCGTTGGAAGATAGCGAAGCGAAATCGATGGCTATCGCGACCGCAAATGTCATGGATCAATTTGATTATGTTCCTGACCCCAAAATTGCCGCGTGCATGGCACTGGTAACAACTACCAGCATGATTTATGGACCGCGCATATATTTGTATAACTCGCACCGTAAGAAACTACGAGAAAAACGAATTGCAACCAAAGTAAAAATTGCCGATGAAAAAGCGGTTAGCCAATCAACGGGCACATTTTTCAATTCCGGCGATTTTAATTTTCAATAGGAATAACCATGGTCGATTTGCCAAATCGAGATAGCAGAACAACAATTGTCGGTGCTACCGGAAGTGGTAAGACGCAAGCGGGTGTCTGGCTTCTATCCACACGCGATTATCATATTCGACCATGGTTCATTCTCGATTACAAGGGCGATGAATTGATCCGTTCCATTCCCATGGAAACGTACAATTTTGGCGATCCTTGGCCTGTCTTTCCCGGCCTTTATCGTATTTCAATTTTGCCGGGACAAGAGGAAGAAATTTCACAATTCTTTCTCGATTGCTATAATCACGGAAAGTGCGGAATTTATATCGATGAAGGGATGGCTTTAAATAAATATGATCGCTGGGTAAAAGCATGTCTTACACAGGGTCGCTCTAAATATATCGAAATTATATTCCTTACGCAAAGACCCGCAAATGTTGCCGTCGAATTTTTTTCCGAAGCGTCATTTATTTGGGTATTCAATTTGAACGTGAAAGCGGACAAACAACGGATATATGACTATACTGATGGCATAGAATTAAAGCGCTTGCCACGGTTCTATTCTCTATGGTACGATGTTGCACAGAACGAGCATGTAATCTTCGAGCCCGTTCCGCATGGAAAAGAGATTGTGAGAATTTTCTCCGATTTTGAGGAAGAAAGACAGGAAATGGAAGATGATGTGAAATTTTACAGGATGATTGAGCTATGAACGAAACTGTAATTTCTTGGACGGTTCCAAATTGGATCACCGTTTTTCTAATGGTCTTTCTAGGGTCCATTGCGGTCGGCGCGATCATGGCGACGGTAAAGGGCGCGCGGAAGGGGGCCGCTTCTAGTGATTAACTGGAAGCTCGCCGGTAACGTGTGGAATTGGGCAACCGTTCTACTGATGTTTTATATTGCAATGTTCGGCGTCGTTCTTGTCGCCCGATATGTTGAAAGTCATAAGGGAAAGTAAAATGGCAGAACAGCCGAATATGTTTCAGTTGCAGCAGCAGAATGATCTTATGCGCGCAGTGGTGGTGAAAAATTCCATCAAAATGACGCAACAGATTTATTCCAAGTCTGTTGATATCTCCTCCGAAAACGTGCTGAATATTGGCAATACTGTTCGTAACGCCGGTCTTTTGCTTGGCTTCATTATCGAAGTTGAAGGCGAAGTAACGAACGGCGCATCTACGGCGGCGAATATTACACCGTTCGGGACCGCGAACGTCGTTACACAGTTTCGTTTTGACGATCTTAGCAATTATACCCGTATTCAGACTAGCGGACGCCATCTGTCTATGTTGAATACTATTCGGCAGGGCTTTGGTTATGGTGGCACTTATGCGCCTAATCTGCCCATCGGATACGGCAACAACTTTAACGTGTTTGAAGGTAAGGCTTCTATTCCGGCAACGGAAACTGCCGAGCTTCGTCAGGTTTATTATCTGCCGATTGCCTATGCCCCTAACGATCTTCGCGGCGCAATGTATCTGGCAACCGTTTCGGCGCAGACGAATTTGCAGATTACACTTAATCAGAATATTTTCACGGGCACGGGCAATACGCTCGATAAGGTCTATAGCGGCAACGCCAATGGTGCATGGACTGATAACGTAAACGTTACTGTCTATCAGGTCTATTTGGATCAAATTCCACGCGATCAGAATAACAATCCTATTCTGCCCCTGATGGATTTGAATACGGTTTACGATCTCAAGGAAACCACGTGGTCGGGCATGACGTCCGGGCAGGATTTCCCTATGCCGTATTCCAACTTCCGCGCATTCCTTTCTACCACTTGTATTTATGACAACGGTGGAACGTTCGGTGACGGTAGCGACATTAATTATTGGTCGCTTGCAGCAGCTAACTTTACAAACATCTTTAAGGTGTCGCCGGAAGTTGCTGCACTGACTGCGCGTCAAGTTATCATGGCCGATATGCCCAAGGGTACGTATTTGTTCGATAGTCGAGAGACGCCGATTAATACTATCAATTTCGGTAATATGGAATTGAACATCAATGCGGCGGGCACGGTCAATCCAGGCGCGCGTGTTGTGACTGGCTATGAGGCCTTTGCGCAGATTAATCAGCTTAAGACGGCTACTTCGCTTGGTGGCGGTTAATGGTAAAGGATGGGGCGGCGATTGTCGCCCCGTCACTTTGGAGGCTGTATGTCTGACTGTAATTTGTGCAATCGCATAAGGACTTGGCTCAATAAGCCATTCGATGAAAATGGATCGGCTCTTGATTGGTTCCTTTTTGTTGGCCTTATTGGTGGTATTTCTTGGCTTTGGAGCCGCATTCTAGTGCGGATTTTGGGAAGGTAAGACAATGAAGGTTTTTGGTCTCTCGCTTACGAGCTTGCTTATTCTACTTGGCTTTTTCTGGCTTGGAACGCGCTTCCCTAATGCGTTCGGCTCACTTCCGCTTTTGGGAAAGTAAAATGAGCATCGGCAAATTTCTGCGCAAGAAAGGCGCTAAGGCGATCAAGCGCAGGAAAGCGCCTAGCACGCTCAAGACTGGGATTAAGGTGGCTAAGGCAATTGATAGCAAGCGCCCTAAGAAATTGTCAAAGGCTGATGCGAATATGCAAGATCGTCTTAGCCGCCTTAAGACTAGGAAATCGGTGAAAGCGCTATGAGCCAATCCACCAAACTGTTTATTTTCGTGTCTATAATGTTTATCATTTATACGACACTTAAGGGTAGTCTTGAAAAGTACCTCAAGATTTTGTTCGGGAATAGCAACTGATGGCTTGGGCCTTTCTCCTGATGGGATTGATTGTCATTGTTGCGGCATATCGCAACAAGCAAGACGATCTTTGGGCGCAGCTAAAAAGCGATATGAAGGGTGAAGGCAATTTTGGAGTATGGGTCCTTGCAATTGTCTTTCTTGTCGTGTTGGGAAACATCAAGAAAATCGAGCCGGTAGCGGACGCATTTCTAGGGCTTGTTATTCTTGTGATCTTCCTTGCAGCCTATAGAAATAAGCAAAATATTATTCAAAGTTTTATCGATCAAGTAAAGCGAGGCACGGCATGAATGATATTACGGACGCGATTGTTTCCGTCGCTGTTGCCATCATCGGACTTGCGATGCTGGCAGTTATCGTCGGCAAAAAAGCTCAAACTTCCGACGTCATCAAGTCTATGGGTGACGCTTTTTCCAGCGCTCTTAAAACGGCTGTTTCGCCGGTTACTTAAGGAATACTTACATGAATAGCTTGACCGAAACGATTACCACGATTGCGATTGCGATTGTTGGGCTTGCTATCATCGCTACGCTTGTTGGTCGCAATGCGCGCACTAGCCAAGTTATCGATAGCGGTTCGCGCGGATTTTTCACGTCGCTGGCAACCGCCATGGGGCCGGTGACTGGCTATACTCCGCCTAGTGGTAATAGCTTTTCTACCCTTCCTAATTCTGGCTCCTTTTTCTGATAGGTGGAAATAATGGCCGGTCCTTACCGCTATATTCCGGGGCCTGATACTCTAGGTATCGGCGTGGAAAACATGGCGCTTGCTCAACCGGGGCTTGCGCAATTCTCTAACTACTGGTCGCCACGTTATAACGTGCGCGGCGATCTAGGACCCTATGCACCGGCCTTTATTCAGACTGCTGTTGAAGGGCCTTCCGTTTCCCTACGTGGCAATGGTGTCTATCTTTCAGATGGTGACGTGGCCTTGCAAAGTCTGATTGAATTTAACAAGGGGATGGAACAGTGAAGTTTAGCCTAAAGGTATTCAAAAAGGGTAAGCCCATTTATTGGGTCCTTGGTGGCATTGCTGTGTTTGTCGTCTTTTACTTGCTGTTCAGTCGCGGCGGTTCTAGCGGCTCGACTACGGTTGTTTCCAGCGGTCCTAGTGAGGCGATGCAAATTGCGCAAATGCAGGCTGGCGTGCAAACAGCGCAAATTCAGGCGCAAGTCAATGCGCAGGCGCAACAATCGGCTAATGAATTGGCCATTGCGCAATTGGGTGCACAAATTCAGATGGCGGAATTGCAGGCCGGTAGCGACATTGCCGGGGCAACGCTTACGCAGAATGCACAACTACAAATGGCCGCTTTCGATGTGCAGAAACAGCTTGCAAGCTGGAACATGGAATATAACCTTGAAAGCGCCCGTATGGCGTCGCAGACTGCCCTAACCGCAAAGGGAATGGACACGGCGCTTTTGATCCATCAAATGGATACCAATGCGGAAATGTTCAAGGTTCAGTCGCAAAATCTTATCACGCAGTCTATCATTGCGCAGGTGCCGAGCCTTAAGAAAAAGGATCGCGACGAAACGCTACAATATATTGCGGGCAGTGTGATGGGCACCAATCCGCAGATTTATAACGGTCCCGGTAGCGCCATTCTTATTAGCGGGTGATTTATGACAAGTGCAGATAAAAAGCGCCTAGTGCGCTTCCTTTTCGTAGCGCTTGTCATTTATTTGCTATGGCGCTTTAGAGATTATTGGTTGCGTTTCTTTGCACGTCCCGAACAGCCTGCAACGGAAGTTGTCGAGAATTTGGGCGATGCGACGGAAGTGCCCGGCGTGGTCTACCCTAATTATAGTGTGACACTTCCGCCGCTGTCTTACACGCCCAATCCTTATGGGCCGGTGATTTACAATCCTCTTGCGCAGCGCTCGCTCAATATTGGGAGCGGGTGCGCGCTTTGTTTTAATTATGGGGATAATGGGCTCATTCCGCCGCAGGGGTATTTCAGTGGCTAGTCCCTATCAATTTTTCATCGATCAAGGTTGGACGCCAACACAATCGGCGGGAATTGTTGGCAATCTTATGGGAGAAAGCCAGCTTAATCCCTCGGCGGTTGGAGATAGTGGTCTAGCCTATGGCATTGCGCAATGGCATCCCGATAGACAGGCACAATTCCAGCAAGTAATCGGGGCACCTATTCAGGGTTCAACTTTGCAACAACAATTGACGTTTGTTAATTGGGAGTTAAATAACACCGAAAGTAAAGCGGGTAATTGGCTTCGCTCCACTTCTACGCTTAGCGATGCGACTTATGCTGTTATGCGCGGATATGAACGCCCGGCAAATAATAGTAGCTTTAATAACAGGCTCAATTACGCAAAGAATGCCGCTGTTAGTTTGGGAAAAAAAGCGCTTGATACGGGCATCAAAACAGCTATCCAGACCGCATCAAGTGTAATTCCCGGCGGTGCCGCAGCGGTCAGTTTGGTTAGCGATATTACAGGTATCGGTTTGGGCGGCGAAAGTTGCGGATGGTTTTGCCAACTCAAGAAATGGATTATGGATAGCAACTTTTTCCAACGTGCCGGACTAATGATTATTGGTGTTGTTCTTATCGGCGGCGCTATCGCTTTCTTCGCCAAGGGCCAAGCGGCCCGCGTTCTTAATGAGGCAGTAAAATGATGAAGCGTTATATTCTTGTCCCCATTGCTCTTACCAGTCTTGCCGCTTGTGCAACGATCGAAAAGGGTAAGGAAACTGTTTGCGCCAAA